CTGACATTTAATAAAATGCTCCATTTCATCATCTGCGCTTCGTGCTGCTGATGGCCAGCGTGAGCCCAGACCGACCTCTGCATAACTGCGTGTCGGACTCAGATCCATAACCTCCAGCGTTTCATAGATCTCCTGGGGTATTTTCATTTCAAAGCAGCCGGTTTTCGGATCAATTGAGCAAGGAATAGTGGCGCTGAAAACCTCGCCGCTCGGACCTTTTTGGTACAAATTAAATGCAGGTAACTTTGCCATTATTCAGCCCCCCAAGCTCAGCATGACGTATCCTGGTGCCCACTCGCTCAGGTCCGTAATATGGATCACTCGTACATGAACATATTCACCGGTGAAACCTTTTGCCTCAGGCAACCACTCGCGAAGCTTCAGGATGTCGCCTTCTTTGTAATCTCGGTCATTAAGACGAAACTCAGCCTTTTTCACTCCAGAAAGAACGAACCAATAGTTAGCTGTTGTGATTTTTAACTCGTGAACTTTCATGACTTTCTCCCGGTGATGTGGCTATAAACGAGAAGCGCCAGCCCGTAGACGAATCCGCCGAGAACCAGCGCAGCGGTGATAGGCCAAATGACTGACAGGATTAGGGCGCCAGCGGCTGTGGTGACGCAGTAGATGTGCCCGCTTTTAATGCCGAAGCAAAGCAGGCAGAAAGCGGCGCAGGCGCCAACAAGCCAGCAGAGAAAACCGATCAGCATGTGGCGGCCCCGATCGTTGCGATGATTTCACCGACACGCCCGCGCCCATCACTTTTGCAGCTCACAGAACGCGGAGCGGTGATGTGGTGGATCTCAAACTCGCCATAACACTGCAGCGCTTCGGCGACATCGCTGTTTGAGGCCACAACGTGACAACCGCGCGCGGCGGCGGCACGCAGCGAGTACATCAGGTTGTACTGATGCAGCTCGCCAAAGCCTTCAGTGTGGTAATCGGTAAAGCCAGTTGTCTTCGTCTTAGGCATGTATGGCGGATCGCAGTAAATGACATCGCCGCGCGCCGCCATTTCAATGCTTTCGGTGAAGTCACAGCACAGGAAAACGGCGTTTTTCGCTTTCTCGGCGAAGGCGCGGATCTCTTTCTCTGGGAAATAAGGAGCGTCCACCTTGCCGAATGGAATATTGAATTCCCCGCGGCGGTTGTAACGGCACATGCCGTTGTAGCCGTGGCGATTCAGATAGAGGAACTTCGCCGCGCGCATGATATTGCTGACTTCGATGCGGAGATTGAAACTGGCACGGACTGCCAAATAGCCCTCTTGGCCTTTGTGATTGGCAAACATCAATTGGCCAAGTCCGATCAATTCTTCCGGGTACTCTTTGGCCACGTTGTGAAAGTTGATAAGGTCGCCATTGATATCGGCCAGCAGATAGGAATCGAAGTCGGTGTTTAGGAAAACGGCAGCGGAACCCACAAACGGCTCCACCAGGCGGCGGCCTGGTGCGGTTGGTAGGTGTTGGCGCAGGGTGTCCATAATGCGGCGTTTGCTGCCCACCCATTTGAGAGCGGAGTTGATCATGCAGCACCGCCTGCGGCCATCGCTTTGATCACGCCGATAGTGGTCAGGCAGTCAGATAATGCGCGGTGTGGCACCCCTTCAATAGTGATGCCTTGCTGTTCTGCTGCTGCTGCCAGTTTTTGCCATTTGTAGCCGCCGCGGCCGCTTTCTTGCCCATAATATTCCGCATAGGCCAACATAGCGCAATGGGAATACTCTTCGATAAATGAACATAGACCATCATCACCCAGGCCATTCAAACGGGCTGATTGGACAATCATTCGAGCATCGAAACTGGCGTTGTAGGCAACAAATCCCTGTTCAAAAAATAACGCGGCAACAGCGCCATGTACATCTCGCCATGTTGGGGCATGTGCGACCATTTCATCGGTGATGCCATGAATTGCCGTGGCTTCCGGCGGAATGGGTTTTGTCGGTTTTATCAGAGTATTTAGCATGATGAAGCCGCAGTTGGCGATCAGGCAGATTTCGACGATCTCTGCATCGTCACCTAATCCGGTTGTTTCTGTATCAAGAATCAACACGTCCTTATCCAGCCATAACTGCGCTTTCTGTTGTGGTGTCATAACTACCCCCGGTAGTGGCGTGATTTTGTTTCGTGAAGCTCCTGGCAGCTGGCGCAACGGGCTGTACCAGGAACGGCAAGGCGGCGTGCCTCTGGGATCTGCACGTCGCACTCTTCACAGAGAAAGGCGGAAGGGGCGGCCGGTTTCCGGCGCGCCTGTTCGATTTGAGCGTCCAGGATCAGCTGCTGGCGTTCCTGTTCAATGTCCATTGCGTCGGCCATTAGTGCAGCTCCATCGCCTGGTTTTGGATGAATTCGGCTTCGTGGCGCAGCAGCTCCACGGCATCGCGAAGGCTCAAATCCTTGGCGATGATGGAGTTGGCCAGATTTTCCAGCTTGGTGGACATCACCGCGGCCTGATTCTTACGCTCATCCATGCGGGCGCGCTTCAGCATTTCTTCCAACTGGTAGGCGGTTTGGTGCACAACGGAAACGGAAACATCGTCGCCAGCGGCTGGATCGATCCCGATGGTGATCGGCAGTTTTTGCATATTTCTCATGGTGGTTTTCCTTTCTTCAGGTAATAAAAAGCCCGGCGGGTTTACGCCAATTAATTTCTGGTCAGGTTAAAAAGTTATTTCTATCGGCATGCTTAAATGCTTCGGGAATAAACTCACGACTGCGCGGAATTTATTCATTGCATCAACCAATGCTTTTTTCTCCTCACTCGTCAGTTCATTAAAATCCAGCCCGTGGCGTTCTTTCTTGATACCGGCCAAAAAGAAAATGGCGCTCAGAGCCCGGATGTTGTCCTTGTGTCGTGAATCGCTTCCATTACGCACGTCTGCCAAAAAGCGGTTTATTTCAGCGGTGCTGTCGCACTTGAAAACATCCCGGCGCAATTCGGCGATGTGCTGTAAACCGTCGGCCCGCTGGCCCGGTGTCAGCGGCACAGTACGCGTAGTTTCAGTAAAAGCCATTTTGCCGCCTTACTGCCGATTGACTCCCGCGGGGCGGTGGTCAGTTGAGCCAGCAGTTCTTTCTGGTCTTGCGCCGGGCACCAACGCCGGCCATTCTGCAGTTGGATCCAACCGTGGCCAAAGTGGCGAGATTGGCTTTGCTGCTTGAGCAGGGGAGCAATTGAAATTGGCATCATGTTCACCTCAGCTCATGCCCAGTGAGGCGCCAACGGCGGTGATGGCATCAACGGTGGAGGCCATTGTCGGGTTGGCATGGATGCGGGACTGAATCGCGAGGCCAGCCAGCGTCATGTAACGAATGCCAGCATTAACGCTTTCGCGTATCGCACCGCGGCGCGCGGCGGTCATGGCGCCATCTGCAACTGCTTCGGCAGCGACCTTGCCGATTTCTGAGGTGGCATTCAGCACATACGCCGCGACTTTGCCGCTGGATAGCTCATTAATCGGTACGCACGGCTGGCAGTGCAGCTGCGCCAGCATCCCATCGATCAGCGTCGGGTCTTCGGTGAGGTCGGTCAGCGTCAGCAATTCCTCAACCGTCAGGCGGTGCGGCTGGTCTGGATTCAACTTGTTGCGCAGCACTTGAGCGGACATGCCAGCATCAGCGCTCAGCTGCTTGATGTTGTGCTTTGTCGCGAATCGGCGGCAGGCTTCTTCGTAGTGCGCCTGTTTAGAGACTTGATAATCAAACATGGTTTAGCCCTTTAAAATTCGAATAATCGAATTAACCGCGGATGTAGCGGCATTTGATCGCGACCTGGCGGTTTTTCTCGCGCCATGCCTCGAGGTTGATCAGGGCGTTACCGTGCTTGGTCATCGTGACCTCTTCGATCTCGCCGGTCTTCCGATTCTTCCGGTTTTGCTTCACGGTAGTTGTAGGGGTTGGCGCCAGCAGCACAACGCCGTTGGCGATCCATTTCTCCAGCACGGATGCGCTGATGCCGTTAACGGCAATGAAGTCCTCTTTTGACATGGTTGGGGAGGTGTGCATAGCAACTGCGCGCTGCACTGCTTCCAGAATGGCGCCGCTCAGACCAGGCAGAAGCATGTTTGCAAGCTGCGTAGGTGAAAAAGGCGCGGCGGGTGCGGCTTGGGGGTTTGCAATATCATGAGACATAACGCAATATCTCCGGTTAGTGGTTTGTGTTCTACGGTGTTACATGTGGTGTGTATCTATCGTAGATCGCTTTTTTGTTTGTGTAAACGCAAAAAAGAGAAATTGTATGGCTGAAATGCTGTTTGAGAATGCTGTAGCTGGTGATGTGCTGGAAAGAATCCTTTCTTCTTATGGGTTTACCATGCAAAAGGAGCTTGGCGAAAAGCTGGGGATTTCTGGCAGTAATGTTGGCAGCTGGCTACAGCGTGGGCGTGTTCCCGGCAACGTTATTGTTAAATGCGCTTTAGAAACCGGTGCTGATGTGCATTGGTTAGTTACTGGCAAGTTTGCAAATGCAAATATTGAGATTGTAAAAGCACACCTCCACGGACGGGCGCTTTATGAACAAATACAATCCTCTGGCGGAAAGTCCGTCTTAAGGAGAATGCTTGATGCGTATGGATTCCGAACACAAAAGGAACTTGGAGATTTCCTAGACATATCAACGGCAACGATTAGCACATGGGTGAGGCGCGAGTATTTCCCTGGTGATGCGGTTGTTGCGTGTGCGTTAGATACTGGCGTTTCGCTTTTGTGGCTGGCGACAGGGCAAGGCTCCCCAGGTAATCCAGATGCGGCCTCTCACGAACCAACTTTTACAACCATTCCGCGGATGTCTATTTCTTCCGGTGCGCTGATAGATGCCGGCTCTTGGATATGTGATCCATCATTAATACCTGCGGGCGCCAAATCTATCCGATTGGTTGAGCGGGGCAATGACTCATGGCTGATAGACTTTGATAAAAAGCTTATCGGTAATGGGTCTTGGCTTTTGAATATTGATGGGGTACATGACATTTATTCGGTGACACGTATTCCCGGAAACAAAATCAAAGTCTCAACTTTAACCACAAACTTCGAGTGTTCAGTTGATGATGTAGAATGTGTCGGTGAGATTAGAAAAACCATAATTAACAGCTGAGGCCTTAACGTGATAAGAGCATTAACCGTAGTTTCTTTACTGTTAACCACATTGCCCACCTTGGCCAGCGAGGGAAAAGTTCCTGCGTCCATAGACAAGGCAATGCGCGGCCTTAACATTAAGGAATACCGCTATGAATACCCTAATCTAAAAGTCATTTTTAATTTTGATAGAGTAACGGAGCTACTTGCCCGTAGCACCATGTGGAGTGTATGCGCGACGCGCTGGAATGATGGCGAAAAGTGGCCATCTGATGCCATTCAAAAAGTGGATGTCATGAACCAGTGGGAGGTGCAAAGTTACACGTTTAAAATTAATGGGAAGGATTGTGACAAATACGGCAATCTGAATGATGGCGAGAATGACAAGTTTTTGAGAGAACACATGAGCCAGTACCCATAGGGCTACACTCGCAAAAAGTAGCCATAAATCTTGGCGATAAAATCCGTAGTCATTTTGTCGCCAATTTACGATCGAAGTCGAGTTATGTATATGATTTTAAATGGTTATTTTCCAATTGAATCGTATTCGGTCTTTTTTT